TGCTTTAGTTGCTTCGCTTACTAGTTTATAAATGTATGGGAATACGTCTTTTAGTTCTTCGTTAAACTGACGAATTGTTAATTGGTCTATCCAATTTTCTGCAACGTCTTCCGGAACATCTTCTAGCACAGGTGTTTCAAAGCCGTCGAATGCTTCTTTGTAACTGTTTGGCTTTTGTAATGATTCGATTGTCTTTTTAACTGTAGTAATACGGCTTTTTACTACATCCATATATTCTGCAAGGCTTTCTGCCATTACTGCTGAGCGACCCATGTACGTTTTAAACTTGCGGAGTTTGTACATTTCTTCACTTAGGCTAGTAATGTGTTTACCAAAGTCATCAAAAGGTTTACCACCCTCTGCTACGTGACGTGCCATTGCTCTTGCACCACTTAGATGTTTGTAAGGATATTTAAATCGTTCACCTTCAGAACTTTCAATGTAGATAGAACCAATCTTTTTAGCTCTTCCGCCTGCTATTTCTTGATCAACACTTTCGGTGTGTCTAATGTTTAATCTAGCAGTGCCAATGTCTTGGTAACTGACCCTACTAGTGCCGTATAATTTTGATTCGCTCATTACTGCATCTCCGCCTTGTTGTTGTGCTAAAAACTTATAATCTCTTTTATCTAAGTTTGATTTTGTAATATCTCTAGTATCAAAACTTAGTAGTCTTTTCTTAGCAAATGATCTTAATTCTCTTAGGAAGTTATACCATCCCTTTTTTGTAACACTATCTTCATTCTCAACAAAGTTGTTACTGTACATAACAGCAAGTGCTTCTTCGCTTACGCTAATACTAACCTTACCTAAATTTTTGTCGCCTTCTTTGAAATCGAAATCAAAGAAACGTGCAGCTAAAGGATCATTAATAACCTTTCCATCTGCATCGCCGATTGTAACGCTAGGAAAGCGTCCTCTAATTTTATTAAACAGATCTTCTGCTATGTTGTCTAGACTCTTCATAAATGTATTTATCAATAACTGCTGCTAATAAAGATTGGCATGGGCGGTTCGTAATCTTCTAAATCGTCTGCTTGATTAAATGTATTATACACTCTTGGATCCCAATCTTTTAATACTTCCATCATTCTAATTGCAAGAATAGCCGACATAATTAAATCATCGTGTGAACCGGATTTTGCTTGATAGCTAGAACCTGTTGCAACAAATGTTTTAAGTTCTCCTATTAATGGTTTAGAATGTAACCGCATTTTATCGTTTTCAATCATTGTTTTTAAACGACTACATGCTGTAATTTTAGTACCGTGTGTTGTATTGAAGCCTTTTCTAAATTTTCTTACGTGGCCTTTACGGATCGGCTCACTGACAAAAAGTCCTGGAATATTTTCTTCACCGAAATCGTTTATAACGATTAGTGCAGCTTCGCCAATTCCGTTGTTTTCAACGCTCCAGTAAACGCTGTTTGGTGATTTAGTTTCATCTGCAATATACTTGCATATGTCAGATAAAATTCTAACTTGTCCCGGAATAGCAGTTTGGTTGTGTTGCCATTCTGCTACTTGTTCATAACTCGGCAGTTCAAATACTTGTATAGCTGCGTAGTCGCCTCCTGTTCCCATACTAGGGTCAAGTGCAACAGCATATGTGTACTGACTAGTTGGCCTTTTATACCAACGTGTTTGACCCATATTAAGTATAGGATTATTGCCTTCCATAGACGCAAGTTTAATACTATTGATTAATGTTTCATCAAATACTAAGAATTCACAGCCGTATTCACGACGGAACTTTTCTTCGCCAATACGTCCAATTTCTTCTTCTTTCCATTTTTCATCACGATCTGGATGTTCATGCCATTCGGCAACAAAACTATGAAACCCGTTTATGCCCAATTCTTGTTCGTTACCGTGTGCATCAAATTTTTGTTCGGCTTGTTTCCAAATAGTAGCAAACGTGTCTTCATCTGAGTTTGGTGTGCTTGTAATAATAGCACGACCACCTGTTGCTAGTGTAGGTGATATTGAAGTCCAAAACTCTTCTGCGATGTTGGGTTGCACAAACGCAAACTCGTCACAGTATAGTAATGATATGGACATACCACGTCCTGTATTGCCTGTTGTTGTTTGTGCTACAATACGTGATCCGTTTTCAAATTCAATTGATTGCTTGTTGTAACTTGTAACACCTGCTCTAATATGATCTGGACACGTTTCATATACAAAGCGTATACGTGACATAATCTCTTGCGCACCTGTGTATTTGTGTGCTGCAACAAGAATGGTTTGGTCTGGATTAAACATAGCATACCAAGCAAGATAGATACTAGCACAGGTAGTTTTACCCGTTTGTCTTGGCATCATATTAATGTTAAAGCGATAGTTGTGATAACTGTGCATCAAACGTAGCTGATACTCAAACGGATCAAACAACAATTTGCCTTTTACAGGGTGTTGAATAAATGCAAAGTGTTTTGCAAAATGTAAGTACCCTTCGTCAGGATCCATACACTTAGCAATTTCTTCTACTTGCGCATTTGTAAATGTTTCTTGTTTATTCGCCTTCTTAATTAAGACGCCGTCTAATGATGCTGCCATGCTATTATTTAACCAATTATATCGTTGTAGTATCCTGTATCGAATCTCAAGTCAAACAGTTTACGCCTATCTTGTTGTATTAATATAGGAACTGGACTTGCATAATCTCCATGTGTAGGTTCACTCCATAGCCATTCATACTTTAAACTTGTATCTATTTTTTTACAAAGTTTCTTTAAACGTCTGCGATTGTAACCTTTGCATATGTATATAATAGCTTGGTTAGATCCTAGTTCTTCTGTTTCGCCATCCCAGTATTTTACTTTTATTTCGCCCTTTTTCCACGCCGCTCCGCTCCAGGGACATACTGGTTGTATGTGTTTAAAATATGCTGTCCAGTCAACTTCGTCTTGTACCATGCAGATATTTACTCAAAAAAATAGGCTCCGAAGAGCCTATTTGGTCCGTTCATTCCATCAGTAGGAATTGTTATTTTTTCTTGCCACGTCCACGTCCACGACCTTCAGTAGTTTCAATATCTTCTTTTGCTTTCTTGCCACGTCCACGTCCACGACCTTCGGTGAACTTTTCGTTTAATGCTGCCCAAAGCTCTTCTTTAATGCTTTGCTCTAGTGCCATTGGATTGTCGCCGCCGTTAGTTGGCTTGTATGATTTCTTTTCTTTGTGCATTCCGCCAGCAAGGTCTTTAGTCATATATTCGTGATCTTGATATTCTTCATCTGGACTATTGCTGTATTCGCCTTCAGCTTCTTCCACTGCTTCGTCATCTGCAACTTCGTCTTCCATTGGCTCGCCTGACGAAATTTTCATTAGTTTCTGCATGTCGCCCATATCGTCCATGTCATCTCCATGGTCGTGTGCCATAGGCATTTCTGCAGGCATTCTAACAGGTGCTTCTTGTGGAGTAACTGCTCCGCCCATTAGTTTAATAAGATCTTCAACTGCATCACCTTGTGCATTCAGGGTAACATTCATTGACATCTTATCTTTTGGTTCTTGTGGCATCTGCTGTGGCATTTCTCCCATACCACATTCTTCAACTGACTGAATTGACTCTAAGATAGTCTTCATGTCGTTAACATCTGCTTGTGCTGTAGATGGTTTTTCTCCTGCTGCCGCAGCATCCATGTTTTGTAAAATATTTTTCATATCCATTGTATTAGCCTCCTACGACTGCTTTTGAGTTGTCTGAGTCTTTGATATCTGTCGACTCGCCTTTTGGCGTAGCATCGGTTGGATCAATTTCTCTTTCTTTGCGAGCAACTTCCAATTCTTTAAGAAGGTCCATTACTCTGTTACCTGCAACACTATCCTGTGCTGACTCACCACCCATGTCTTCAGTAGTTAACTTTGCTTCATATGCTGCATCGTCAGTTGTTGCTTGATATTCTTCTCTAGGATCGTTTGCATTACGTACAATAATATGTGATTGAGGTACACTACAACAGTTGCCAATGTATTCTTGTAATACTTGCGGCGTAGTAGGATAAATTACTTCTGCTTCAAAGTATGTTACATTTACATTCTGTAGTTGTGGAAAGTCTAACGGACGTTCAGTAATGGGTGTTCTTTTACCTGCACTAACATTAACTGGCTTGTATTTTTCTAATGCAGTTTTCATAGCATCTTCAAAGCCTTCAGGCAAGTCACCTGCAACGCCTATTTTAAATTCGTATGTTTTAGTAGATTCTACTAATATTTCTGTAAATGATCTCATTGTACGTTTCCTATTATATATTATTTATCTTTATCAAGGCCTTTTAGACGCTCTAACAGACTATTTCGGTCGGTAACGACATACCCCTCACCATTAACAATATCACCATTTCCGTCGGAACTATCTCTATCCATTTTTTCTTTTTTAAGTTGTAGCTCAATCATTTTAAGTTTTTTATCCATTTTTGCAACTTTAGCATCTAGCGATGTTTTTAACATGCCTCCTGCTACTTCAAAAACCCTACCACTATAACGGCTTTCAACGTTCATACCCAAGTCCATTAGATCTTCGTATGCTGTTAATGCACGTTCTGCAATGTCATTTAGCTCTTCGTCTGCTTTTTCGCCTAGGCCTTTTACTGCCGGTAATGCTCCAGCAATCTTGTCTAATTCAGCAATGTTTCTCGCCGTGTCTTGTTGTTCGACTACAGCGTTTTGTTTTTTACTTTTCTTTTCTTCGACTTTGGCTTCTTGAATAATTTCTTTGCTATCAGGTAAGTCTAAAAGTTCTTCTAGTTTTTTGGTCATATTATCAATCCATTAACTGCTACTATTATTTATCGTCTTTTACCATTATGGAATATATCATTCTCAGTAATGACTCTAAATAATATTCCCTTTTGTTTACACCATGCATGTGCAGCAGCCCACTTTGCTTGATTAACAATATAACTTGCTTGATTTACTCTGCTCCTGCCAACTTTTTCTCTTATTGCTTGATTAGCAGGCTTTACTTCTATAAGTTCAACTCGACCTTTGCCGTTGCGATCTGCATAAGCAATAAAGAAGTCCGGAACATAAATTGTGTGTTTACCAGTTAATGGATTTTTGTAAGGAATGCGTATGCTTTCACTTGCCCACTTTTCTACGCTAGGATGCTCGTCGCAGAATTTCATAAAGTGAAACTCCCAACTTGATCTGTATGTCGGGCTTCTAGTACCTACGTACTTTTCGGGATATTTAAGTGTATATTTTCCTTGTGCAAATCTAGACATATCATGCTTTTATATTTCGTTTCTCGTGTTTATCTGCACCTTCAGTACGTTTGTACCCTAATGTGCTTACACGAGCTCTATTGTAATTTAAGATTTCTGTTACTACTGCACTTAATTGTAATTCGTTAAGTCCTGTCATAGTATCTAGTATCTTAAACACATTTACATTATCTACTTTTGCTTGTTGTAACAATGTAGTAGCAACAGTAATTGCTGCGGATTTATCAAACCCTCTTTTTTCAAAAAATGTAACTACTGCGTCTACTTGGTTGCTAGGGAAACTTAAAGTTTTTGAGAAATAATTATTAAAGAAGTTTGTTACTCCTTTATCACTTGTGTTGCTAGGTTTGTTCTGTGGTAAACTTGACATTGCTAATCTCCTTAATCGTAGTTAGCTTTTTCGGATGCCGGTAATGCATCATAAGCGGCTCGTATTTCATTTACACCACCTGATCCACTGTTTGACTGATATGAACTTCTAAAGTTTTGATATCTAGCATCGTCTTGTTCTGCAGGGTTAGATGCTTGTGACCTATTACTTAATCTCTGAGACACTCCACTAGCAATAGCAACACCTGCTGTAGCTAATAATAAATCGCTTGTGCCTCCGCGGCCTGCGTTTTTAGGAAAGAATGTTTGCGACACTCCGCTTACGTCAATACCTGCTGCTGATCCAATTGCACTTGTTAATACACTATACCCGGCACTCTTAAAATCTAAGTCTCTAATATTACCAAATAAGTTTGCTGCGGCAATGCCTGCTTCCAACGGATTTCTAAAGTTTTTACCTTTTGTAATATAATCATATAAGTCTAAGCCAGCGCCAAATATCCCATCAATACCTAGTGTGCCGCCTCCTAATAAACTAATAGGACTAGGTGTTACATCATAATGATCTACTGCACCAAATCCTGCAGGATTGCCGTTTGAACCAGCTTCTACTTCGCCTCTGTCATAGAACACAGTATCATAGTTAACAGTAATACCGTTCATCATGGCAGTACCAGCATCGCCTGAGTCTACACTGTCATGTTGCCAATCGGTAATGATAGGATTTACTAGGGTATACTTTGTATACGCTTTTTTAGATAGTTGTGCAATTTCAATTCTATCAAAAAATGGAACACTAGGAGTGTTGTTGTCCATACCAAACTTAGAACTATTAGACCCAGGACCATCATATGTAGTATCGCCTGTTAATCTATTACCGTAAGCACCGTCATTAAGTGTATGCTTGCCGTCTGCAAAATAATATTTAAAATACGCTTCTAAAAATGCTGTAGTAGCGCCATAATTATCATCAAAAAAGTCTATATTAATTGGTTTGTATTGTAAAGACTTTTGTACATTCTTTTTACGGTTGTACTTGTTCTTTGTTTCAACGTCTGCTGTAAATCCAGGTAATGCAGCAGTACGTACCAACATTCCAATTTCTGATATGTATTGTGCTACTTCTGGTATTACACTTTTTGCTTCATTAGTAAGATAAAAAGTTACATGATATAGAAACTTAACCTTAGGAGCATGTTTTTGATTGTCAGCAACAAACAACCGACTAGCGTGTTGCCAATCGGCCATGTTGCCTTTAGGTCCTGTAATACCATTAGCTAAACTATCGAGAAATCCAGTAAACTTTGCCATACTAATATTTATCTTTATAAATTAAGTGCGTATATAATAAAAAAGGGAGCTCTAAGGCTCCCTTTAGGTTTGAATGGCTAAGGAGTAATCTTATACGCCGCCGCCAGTAACTAGAGTGTTAACTGTACGACCGATCGCTGTACCAATTCCTGTACCTTGTGGTGACTGGATAGCATTATCATAGCGAATGCTTAGGCCAACTGTTACTGGCTCATTTGCACTGTATGCTAATGTCTGGTAGTTTGCGTTTTGTACAAAGCAACCGTATAATTCAAATGTTTCAAGTACGTTTGGTGTGTTAGCACCGTTACCGCCGTCTAAGATCTCAATACGTGTTGTAAATTTGTAATCTTGTCCTGATGCTGCACTTGACTGCTCGTAGAAGTCGAACTGTTTCTGTAACTGCTCGCCTACTAGCTTTTGTACGTTGTTGTTAACGTCTTCACGTAAGTTAAGTGTAATTGCTTCCCACGCATGTTTACCAGCTAGATATGCTCTACTGTTGTACACTGGGATTTCAATTTCTTCAAAACTAACTGTTGGACGAGTTACGTCAATAACTTGCTTAGTTAATTCTGTTGTAGGAGTTGTAACTCCAAAGTTCTCTAGCGTTACACGGAAACGATACTGTAACTTAGGCATTAACAAGCCTTGGTTACTAGCACTGTCACCAGTTGCTAAAGGAACTGTAATTTTTGATAGTGTTGAAATTGCCATTCTATTTTCTCCTGTTGCAAGTATTTAGCAAATTTAGGCCCCATATTTCAGGGGCCTAGTTTAGCCTTATAAGCCTGCAATTTCTCCTGTATTTTTAAGTCTTAGTGGAATGTAAATAAACTCTACTGCTTTAACAGGTTCAATAGCAATGTCTAAGTATAGTTCATTTCTATCTACTCTGCTAGGAGTATTGTTTGATTCATCACATACTACTAAGAAGTCATACAATGCTCTTTGACCAACTAGCTCAAGCATTAAGCTCTCTGCTGCTTGTTTGATCTCATCACGTGTGATTTTATCATTTGGTTCAAAAATGTATGGCTTAGCTAACTGATTTAACTGGCTGCGTAAGTAAATTACCAAACGTGCTACGTTAATTCTGTCTAGTGCGCTTGATCCTCTTGCACGAGTTTTCTGTCCAAAGTTAACAAGTCCTGCACCTGTAATGAATGTAATTGGGTTAACATTCTGTGCATATAGTGTATCTCTTTGTCCTTCGTTTAGTGCAATGCTTACAAATTCGCCTTCGCCGTTCACATAACCTACACTCGATGCGTTAGTAATTCCGCCGCGTCTTGTGCCTGCTGGTGCAAACCATGGAAAGCTAACTTGGTCACTTAGTGCAACTGTGCGTAGCATCATATGGCTCGGTGGTACAACAACATTGTTACCTGCGTTGTCACTTGTAAAGCCCCATGGGTAGAAGATACCAAAGTATTCATCTCTACTTACCAATCCGTCGTCGTTGTCTTCAACTGCTAGTGCTTGGTTAGTTGCCCAGTTGTTTAGTGATGTTGCATTTGGTTGCAGTCTAGCTGGTGTATCGCCCATTACAAATGCTGTTAAGCCTCTGTCATAGTTTAGTGTGATCATTTCACCAATTAGTTCTGGATAACCTGGAGTTGCCATCAAGTTAAAGATTCTTGATTCGTCATCTCTAATTTCTTCATTGCTGTTTAGCATAGCTTGTAGTGATTGTACAATAACTTTACGCTGTGCTTTACGTCCAAAGCTACCTGCACCGTCTTCTTGGTTAGCTGATTCAGTTACCCAACGATGTGGATAGTAACCTGCCATTGCAACGCCACCTAGTCTATCATTGTCGTCGTTTGGATCAATGTAGTTACGTACAAACTTCTTAACATTAAAGCCTGAACGTCTTAGGTTCCATAACAACATACCTTTTGGATATAGTGCTGGGTCTGGAGCATCTGGATCTAAGTAATCACTTAGTAACATTTCTGCAATGTCGCCTGGTGCAGCACTGTTTGATCCTGCTGTGTTGTAACGTACATCTGCAAATAGAATACCGTCTTCTGAACTTTGATCGCCTTTGTCAACTAAGTTCCACTTTTTAGTTAAGTTGTTATACTTATAAATTGTTGGATAGTTTTCTAAGTCGCTTGTGTCAATCCAAAGATCGCCTGTTACAAGAGCAGCACCGCCGCTTTGTAATGTTGGCTCACTAGCACTTACAATCGGACCATTTTCGTCTACGCCAGCTGCGCCGTTTGCGTAACCAACCCAAGTAGTACCATTATGAATCATAATATCTACTTCGTCAACAATTGAATTGTACCATAGCGCACCATCTTCTGTTAGTGCTGTTACTTCATCGTCTGACGCAGTATAGAATGAAACTTCACTACCGTCTAGGTCGCGTGTTGGTCTCCATAGACTTGCACGTAATTCTAATGGTGCTCCGTCTGTACCTGGTTCCCAATATAGGTTCATTGTACCTGTTGTGCTGTCTTCGTACTTGCTAAATCCTAGTCTATTAAGTACTGGACCATCATGATCTACATCTTCTACAGAATCTACAATGTAAATATCGCCGCCTAATGCATGTGTAATTACAACTCTATTTGTTGCTGTTACGTCTGCTGTTACGTTAGGAATACCTGCACTTGTAACTGCTTCTGCAAATGTAGTTGCATCGTCTGCTGATCCGTCTAATACAACATTAACGCTGTATCTTGCTGATAATGCAGCACTTCCTGCTGTTGATGTATAAAAACCAATTTCAAAGTTTTTACCAGCACTGCTTTCTCTTGTTGCATCAGCTGCTACAATAGCACCTGTGACTGTTAGAGGAGCAGCACCATTGCGCTTGTATACTTTGAATGTTGCTAATGGATCTGCATCGCCTGCAACATTTGATTGAATGTAGATATCAGTTACAGCAAGATTCGCGCCGCCGCCTGTTCTATCTAATTCATATAGTGCTTCTTGATTTGAACCATAAATTGGAGCTTCTACTGTGTCCCATAGTTGGGTAGCATCGTTCCATACTTTCATTCTCCAACGTGCGCCGTTGCCTGGCTCAGTTGTTTTAAGCCAAATACTTCCTGTTGGACGTGGGCTAGAGTCTGTTGCTTTAAACTCAGGAACTTGTGTGTGCTTACCAATGTGTAGTTTTGGAGCAGCAAACGTATCGTCTGATAAACCTAACTCAGTTAGTAGTGTAGCATCGCCTGCTACTGTTACATCAGCGCCTGTAGAATAAATTTCTAATCTGCTATCAACTTCTGCTGCTGTTACGCCTGCAATAGCCAATCCGTTAATTGTTGTAACTACATCAGCTAAAGCGTCTGTGTCAGCTACAGTAACGTTTGTAGCGTTAATTGAAATTACAGCACTTGCTTGACTAAATGTGTTAACTGCTGTCGAACTGCGCACAGCTGGCCAGCTTGCAGTCCATGACTCACTGCCTACTAGTACCCAAACACCGCTTGCATTTCTGTAGAACATTCTTACAACTGTTGAACCAAATACAATAGCATAATCGCCATTAGCACCTACAGTACCTTTTGGAATCATTCCGTCTGTACCATTAACACCTGCTGTGCCTGAAGTCATCTTAGATGTATCAGTAATTACAATTGGTGTTTTAGCTGTAAACGTTTGGCCGTTTGTAGTAGTTACCGCATTTCCATTCCACTCAAAAACGCCAAATTTAGAAATTTGTGTATCTAACCAATATGTGCCATTTGCTGGTTTTGCTGCTGGCTCATCTGCACTTGCTTGTAGTGCTTGTAGATCAATATCTGCTCTTACAACCCATGCTCTGTTGCTTACACCTAAATATGAATAAGCAGCTTGTAAGCCATATTCATTTAGCTCTCCGCCGTGAATTGGATTGTTGTTGTTATCTGTATAAAACAGTGGATCGCCGAATGTGTCAGCTAAATCTCGTTGTGATGTTAGCAAGTATGGTTTACCTGCGTTTGCTTTTAATGTACCTTGTGCGGTACCAGTACCGGAAGCGTTAGTTTTATTCTCCGCCGATGCTACAAAGATCATCGGTGTAGTACCTGGCTCTGCAGGCGTGTAAAAACTTTCGTCAATAACGCTAACCTGTACTCCTGGTGATGTTAATGCCATGTTAATTCTCCTATGCGGTTTAATGTATTTCTACGTTGCTAGTATTTAGCAGGTTAATCATAAAAAGGCCGGATAAACCCTTCAAAAAAGGCACCAAAAAGGTGAGCTAAATACAGTATGAGACCGTTATGCAAGTGCGGACAGCGACCTGCCGCTATAAACTACAAAAAAGGAAACAGAACTTACTACCGTAAGCTCTGCGAAACATGTTTACGCAACGGAGTAGGTCACGGTATTCCTAAATGGAAACAAGCAGGGTATAAAAAATTAGATACTTGTGAGAAGTGCGGACACAAGTCAAGACATCCTGAGCAATTTAATGTGTTTCACATAGACGGAGAGCTAACGAACTGTCGTCCTAGTAATCTAAAGACTATCTGCGCTAACTGTCAAAGGATTCTTCAAAAAAGTGGTGTGAAGTGGAAGCAGGGAGACTTAGTGCCCGACTTTTAAATAGATTGCGCATCAACACAGCAATATTTTTCTCAAGTCTTTCTAAGCTACCATTATTATCAAGTGTGTAATCACACATCCATTGTTCAATGCTCATTGAACTAGGATCTTCTGTGGGAAGGTGGTCGCAACGGTCTACCCAGATGGCATAATCAAACAATTCTTCGTTTTGCATTGCAAAGAATTCTCGTCGATTGCGCAACCCACAGTAGATATCGTTTTCAGCAAATAAATTACGTCCTAATCGTGCTAGATCATCTTTGCAGTAATCGTGAATCATATTATACCATTCAGTACGACGATTGTGTCGATCTGCATAACACTCTTCTTCGTCTGCATAACCATACTTGCTTTTTAGTTCGTCAAAGATAAACAACTCAGAACAAAACTTACTTGATGATTGGAATGAATATCCGTACTGTTGTAGCATTTCACAAACAGTATCCTTACCATGACGTCCATGGCCGACAACTAATAGCTTGGGTAGCAAAGGTATCTCCTCTATACAATATACTTTATATTATATAGAATAGTTATGCTATTGTCAAGTACTTTTTATCTTTTTGGCTTGTCTATTTGCCCAGGCGGCTTCAAAACCAAACTCATGCTGATATGCTTCGTGATTACCCCATATTCTACGCATGTATGAATCATACGTATCCATGATGTCTTTTTCTTTCCAGCTTTCGGGGATGAGTTGACCTTTTACAATCCAGTACAAACGATTTGCTTCTTTGTGTTGAAAGTATGTCATACTGTATTTACAGTATGCTTAGATTATAGCGTTAACATTAGCCAATAGTGAAGCCGTAGCCAACACCGCCTGCCATTTGGTTTGATACTTCTTGTTCAAGTTTTTCCATTTCGCTTTGTGCTTCTGCTTTTAAGGTATCACCATTAAGAGTCGATCCGCCTTGTGGTCCTGCAATAGTAGCAAACTTTGAACGTGCTTCACCTAGCATATACTTACAACTTGCTAATGTATAATCTTTAATCCATTGTGATGCTAGATAGTCATTTAATAATTCGCTGTCTGGACGATAGTTATAAACGTATAACAATAAGTCTTCTTCTGCTCGAGGACGTTGCAATAGTGTAAGTTGTTTAGTAGTTGTGTTCCAGTTAAACTCGATAAAGCTACCAAACATACGTCCTACAAGTTCTTGATATTGACTAAACATATCGTATGTTGCAAGGCCGCCTAATTTAGAGCTTGATAACAAGTATGCATTTGTGTATGCTAATCCAAACGGATCAAACATACTGCCGCCATTGTTCTCACCATTGGCATATAATTTAACGCCAATAACATCGCCCGAGTTTAAGCCGCTATTAAATGTAATAGTCCTAGCAGTAGTATCTGTTACAAAGTCTGACGAACTAGATCCGTTCACTTCAACAATAACAGTTCCAACACTAGCAATGTTATAGTTTACATTAAATATGCGTTGGTTTGCTGTTGCTGTATAAGACTGTGTATAAATTGGTCCTGATGAACTTCCTGTAATAGCCCTTGAGCCAATGCTTCTGCGAAACAGTTTACGAACCTCAATGACTTCATTGGGCAATGTATATGTATTCTGATCTAATACTGTTGGCATAAACAAATACGATTCTTCAACACTGTTATCTGAACGTTGTCTAAATCTCGACAGCGCCTTCTTTAGTGCAGTTTCATAATGAATCGGATCAAGTTCAACATCAACCATACCTCCGCCGAGGAACGCATTTACGTAATCAAATATTTCTTGTTTTTGTGTTGCTAAATCTGCCATAAGTATTCTCCAATAGTATTTATCCGTAGCATAAATATGTATATGCCAAGATTAAGTTTATACA